TCGCCAGCGCGCGGGAAGACGTTATAGACGTGCTCCAAGAAGGGCTGCGCGAGGTTAGGGTCACCCATCTCGATGGTAGCGCGGCGGAATGCATTAAAAAGCGCAGCGCCCTCTATACGCACGATCTCCCCATCCCTGCAGTCGTAGCCAGGGATATAGTCATCGTCAAGAAGTGGATCGCATGTCATGGACGTGCACAACTGGTTCTTCTTGAGCCATTCGGTAGCTTTAATGATCTTTCCCTGCTCATTTATAGGGGAAACGGCCGCGTCTACAGAAGTGGCGCCCCACTCCGAGAGGGTAGGGCGGTAGAGAAAGACATTGCTAGGTGCGAAGAAGACAAAGTTTTCACGTGGAACACTCCCAAAAATCGGTGCCCACCCCATCTTGACGGCCTCGGCTATGATCGTGGCCACTGTGAGCTCTGAGTCAGACTTTAGCTGCGAGATCTCATAGAAGCTTTCGCGCATACCTATCTCACGAGCAGCGCGGGATGTCTTGCTCGGCCTTCTTTCAGACCAAGACACGTAGACTTCCCACGCTTCATCACTTCTGTCGTACTCTCGACCCAAAATAATGCCCACAGCACGCCGAAAATCTCGGGAATCCGGCACGATCACATCAAGCATGCTGGCGACATTCTTAAGCGTGTACTTTGAAGAGAAGAGAGAGGTCTTGCGGCGAGTAGTCTTTTTGACTTTCTTGGTGAGGTAGTGTGGAAGGGAAGATATCTGTACGGACTGGTCTATCCACTCATAAAAAGCGCCCGTCTTATGACGAGAGGGAGGAGCTACTATAAAACCGCCGGCGTTACGCACGTCTATCCCTTCACCAAGCACTCCCGCCGATGTCTTTAGGGCAGAGTTGTACTTGAAGAAGAGGTGCATACCTCCCGAGCCTGTGCGCGACATGAGCGTAGTAGGCTCACCATGCGTCTCGATAAGCTTCTGCCACGTCTCGGCACCCTTCTTGCCATCGGCTATGTCGATGTCGATGATCGTAAGATCGGAGATCTCTCCAGTCGCTATCGCGATATTGTAGATGCTGTCGGTAAACCACTTTTCTATCTGCACAGGATCTTTAGTGGCGTCTTTTAATCCCGAACGGGTAGCGGGATGTTTCCCCGCCGCCCCGCAATCTATTTTGCCGCATGTGCACGCTAAGTCTAGGTCTATAGAGTGCACAGGGAAAACTGCCCAACCGCGGGCAGCATAATGCAAAGCTTTTTGTAGCATATGATCTCCTTAACTTTCTGATTGTGATAGGCTTTCCTGGATCCTAAACAGTAGCCGGATCTCAGGAAGTGCTTTTTTTTGTGAGTTTTCGAGTCTTTCGATATAGTCCATCAGGTCAGAGAAGTGCGGCTGACCTTTGATAGGGAGCTGGTCCATGATAGCGCTATAACCGTCGCATCTTTCAAGGTACGCAAGATACAAGGAAAGTGCTGTGTCCTCGAAAATTTCTTGGTCTTTGCACTTTTCTATCTTCTCACGAAGGTAAGTAAGCAGCTCCGAACGAAATTTTTTGCTGTGAGGGGGGTGATTTGTGATAAACGAAAATCTCTCCACTTTGTATCCAAACGTGAAATAAAAGCACAGGTTTGAAAAATAGGCCGGAGATTTTTGCGTGTAGCACCGAACATCTGACAATAGGAAGTCGCTCATTTTTTTGATCCTCTTTAGATTAGTTTTGTGGTTGTGTTTTTCGCCTCTTTCGAGACAGAAATATTCTATCACAAGTGGATCAGAAATCAAGCTTTTTTTAGCCTCTGTACTGGCTGTACTGGCCGCTTTTTTAGACTCAGTACGAAAAATCTCCTTTAAAATCAATAGCGGTACTGTATATACTATCTATACTGTATATTATAATATTATTATTATTATTATATATAATAATAGGGGTTAGTATATATTATATTTATATATATTCATTTAGGTTATGTAGTCTTGCCATTCGCAGTACGAGCCAGGAAACCAGTACGCACTTTGATTTTAAAGGGGATTTTTCGTCCTAGGGCCGTACAAAGGCAAAAAAAGGTGGGACAAAAGTTACAAAAAAGATCATAAAGTTAAAATAAACGGTTTGAAAAGTATTATAAACTCGAAATGATATTTTTAAGATCAAACTTGTTAAAATATGATTATACATTTTCAAGACGTTTTGTGTTGACAAAATCACCCAGATTAGGCAATATCAAAAAACGGGGTTGGTGGTGGGAACATGCAAAATGATGAACCAAAAAAATCAGGGAAAGAGAAAAAGGAGGCTTACCTGCACATGAGGATCACATGCGATCAAAAAACGCGGTGGAAAGATGCTAGCAAGAAAGATGGAGTGATTTTTACAACTTGGATAACTAAAATTATCGAAAATCGGTTAAAAAATGCGTCATTCACAGAAAAATTCAACGATCAACTCAAAAAAACAGAGATAAAATGAAAAAAGAAAGAAAAATTGCGCTAGATCGACCGTCAATTCCTGGAGGCCGCGGCGGCACACTTCACCCCTTTGTGAAAGGGCAAAGTGGAAATCCAAAAGGGAGGCCACGAAAACTTATAAATTCTCTAGGGATCGAAGGATATGAAAAGCAAGACATAAAAACACTTTTCGCAAAGATATGTTCGATGACTATCGAAGAGGCAAAAAGCTTTGCGACAAACCCGAATAGCACCGTTTTAGAGAGAGGAGCGCTTAAACTTGCATTGAATTTGATGAGCAAAGGAAATTGTGATTTTTTGGATTATGTGATTGCAAAAAAAGCCGCGGCGGAGCCCTCGCACATCACGCTTCAAGTGACTGACAGAAAAAAAGAGTTGAGTACCGAAGAGCTTGAAAAGGAGTTAGAAGCAAGAGGACTCCCAAAAACTTTCACGGTGAAAGGAAAAGATGACGCTTGATGATCTTGACCTTTACGAGCAACTTTGGATCCAAAAAGCACGAGAAAGCTTCTGGGTATACCGCCAAGCGATCACGAAAGACATGCTGCTAGGCTGGTGGCAAAAGGAGATGTCAGACGAACTCCAAGGCTTTTACGAAGACATGGAGAAAGGTAGACGGCCGAAACTAGCGATATCAGCACCGCCCCAACACGGAAAGTCGACGATGGCGATCGAGCTCATCACATGGATATCAGGAAAAAACCCTTCCCTACGCACCATCTATGCGTCTTACAGCAAGAAGCTAGGTACACGCGCCAATCTGGCTTGCCAAAGAATCTTTACCAGCAAGATCTATAAAAAAATTTTTCCCGATCTAGTGGTCAACGAGACTGGAAAGAACTTACGAGATAGCGCCCCAACCAAGACGCGCGAGATCATCGAGTTCGATTCGACCGCAGGATACTTTAGGAATACCACCGTGAGAGGGTCAATAACGGGGGAAGGGCTGGACATCGGGGTGTTGGACGACCCAATCAAAGGACGCAAGGATGCAAACTCCCTGGTGACGCGTGACGCGACCTGGGAGTGGTTTACCAGTGACTTCTTTTCCCGTTTTAGTGAAAACGCAGCTTTTCTCACCATAGCGACGCGATGGCATATCGATGATCCTCTAGGGAGGATGTTTGAAAATTTTGGTGATGATATAAAAATCATCTCATATGACGCTATATCAGAGCAAAAAGAAAAACACAGAGACATAGGCGACGCTCTTTTCCCCCAACTGAAATCAATAGATTTTCTGTTGGAGAGAAAAAAAATAATGCCTACCCACGAGTGGGAATCTTTGTACCAAGGAAGACCGACAGCTGTCGGTGGCAACCTGATCCGTGGGGAGTACTTTGGGCGATATGATATTCTCCCTGTTTTGAAATACAGAGAGATTTACGCAGATACAGCTCTAAAAACTAAGGAAAGTAACGATTACTCAGTGTTCCAAATTTGGGGTCTCGGAACAGACGGGAAAGTATACTTGGTTGACCAAATTAGGGGTAAATGGGAATCACCTGAGCTAAAACGGAGAGCAATTGATTTTTGGAACAAGCATGTGGAACAGAATCGATCATATGTAGGTCAGCTTCGTAAAACTTTCGTCGAAGATAAAGCTTCAGGTACAGGCCTGATCCAAGAGCTAAGGACAAAGCATCATATGCCAGTCTTTCCCATCGAAAGACATATCGACAAGTACACGAGAGTGCTTGACGTCTTAGGGTACATAGAGTCAGGATATGTCATGCTACCTAAAAATGCTCCTTTCGTGTCAGACTTCATCCGTGAGTGTGAGGAATTTTCTCCTGATGGTGGCCATAAGCATGACGACCAGATCGACCCGATGCTAGACGCCATATCAAATATGTTGGCGAGAAACGTCACGCTGCAATGGGAAAATATTTTATGACAAAAAATTTAAAGAGCAAAAAACCAAAAGTTACCGAGACACGTTTCACAGATGGTTACACAAATTTTGCCGCGCAGTTGGGTGTAAACCGAGAAACCAAAAATATCCTAAGCGCAGGGGATTATGATTTTAATTATGTGACCCGCGATAGATTGAAATTAGAACGGATGTACCGCGGCAGTTGGATAGTGGGTGCTGCAATCGATTCGTATGCTGAAGACATGGTGCGTGAAGGCATAACTATAAAATCGGATTCAGACCCTTTGAGAGAGCAAGAAATTTTATCCTCTTTCAATCGGATGGGGATTTGGCAGGAACTTCAGAATGCCATAAAGTGGGGAAGACTTTATGGCGGCGCGCTAGCTGTCATAGACATCGATGGACAAGATCCTTCATCGCCGCTTGACGTTTCTAGAGTTGGAAAGGATCAATTTAAAGGGCTTTTGGTTTTTAATAGATGGCAATTAAACACCGACATACAACTCCTCATCGAGACGGGAAAAGAAGCGGGGCTTCCAGCTTTCTACACCGTGCTTGCTGACATGAGCAACGGCCGCCGCGCCTCCATCACCTATCACCATTCTCGTGTAATCAGATTTATCGGAATAAAACTGCCACATTTTCAAGCAATTACAGAGCAGCTGTGGGGAGAATCTGTGATCGAAAGGATTTACGATCGTATCTTGCCATATGACACGGTGACCTTTGGAACAGCGAATTTAATCCAAAAAGCTCACCTTCAGACCGTAAGTGTAAATGGCATGCGGGAGGTTTTGGCTGCGGGTGGGGTTGCAGAGGAGAACCTGCTCAAGTCCTTTATGACGATGGGTATGATGCAAAGTGCAGTAGGCATGTCTCTCATCGACTCTTTAGACACACTGACGACGCATAGCTACTCTTTCGCGGGAATTTCCGATGTGATGTGGCAGTTCGGGCAGCAGATCGCGGCATCACTCGACTCGACCATGGTACGTCTCTTCGGCCAGTCGCCATCAGGATTTTCCTCTGGTGAGAGTGACTTGCGGATGTACTACGACAAGGTGCGGGCAAAGCAAGAGAGCTGCGGTCTATCGGAAGGCATCCTAAAAGTGTTGAGAGTTCTTCACATGTCAAAATTTGGTGAAGAAGCACCAAAAGGTATGGATTTTGAGTTTGTACCTCTTTGGCAGACCGAAGCGAAAGAGAAGGCTCAGATTTCAGAACTAATCGCCGTGAACATCGCGATGTTATATGAGAAAGGAATCATTAGCCACGAAACAGCATTAAAAGAACTCAAACAATCATCAAATGAAACGGGTATATACACCAATATAGATGAGAAAGATATACAAGAATCACAAATCACAGAGCCGCCTGCTTACAGCCCGCGTGAGTCCGTAACACCTGAGCCTCCTCAACAAAGAATCCCAGAAGCGCGTGCGCCGAGAGTCTCTCTAGGAAACAGAATCAAGGAATTTTTTGGTGGCTAAATTCTCAGCAACAAAATCGGTCGAAAAAACTTTTGCCATTCAGCTTCGAAAAGTTGCGCGTGTTATCCAAGGCATTATCGATTCACACGTGGTGGAAGGAAAATTCATTGATCAAAAAAGTTTAGACAAAGCTTTGCGATACTACTCAGAGCTTTTGACGCCATGGGCGGAGAGTGTGACGAAAAAAGTTATTACATCGATATCCAAGAACAACGAACGCGCTTTTATGGAAAACTCAAAAAAAATTAGCCGAAGTCTTTTTGACATTTTTACAGGACCGGGAGTTGGTGAAGTTGCAAAACAGCTTCAAAATGAGCAAGTTGCACTAATAAAAAGCCTTCCGATCGAAGCTGCAGAAAAAGCACAAGTCATATCTCGTAACGCCGTGATCAACGGAACGCGTGCAGAAACATCAGCCAAAAAAATTCTTGAGTTGGGAGATATCACCACTAGCCGTGCAACTTTAATCGCAAGAACAGAAACCGCCAAAGCCAACACAGCATTCACCGTAGCCCGTGCAACCGCAATCGGATCTACGAGCTTCATCTGGCGAACGGCTGACGATGCAGCGGTCAGAGCGTCGCATAAGGCTTTAGCCAATAAAATTTTTGAGTATGACAAACCGCCGTTTGTATCGCCAGAAGAGGGTGCTCATCTGCCTGGAGACATATGGAATTGCCGTTGCTACGCCGAACCAATTTTTATAGATTAAAACTGTATCCTTTTTCATTTTTATATGTAAGAATCAAAAGATGGCCACTTCGAATAAGTTCTTTGCACCGGAAAAGATATCAAATAATCTCAGGCAGACGCCGGAAGGGTTCCTTTTGTGCTGCGATGTTGCGATTGCGAGAGCCGGAGATCTTTTGTATTCAGAAGATGAGACGGAAATCGAGCCAGGTGAAGGCGGTCTAGTAATTTTATCGAGGACGATCGAAGAGCTGTCGACAAAAGAAGCTTTGGCTTCTTTTGAGGGAAAGCCGGTGGTCATTGGACATCCTGTCGATGAAAACGGGCAGAATGTGTTTGTGAATCCAGACAACTGGAGTGATTTTGCGGTTGGGACGACACAAAACGTCCGCCGAGGAAAAGGGGAAAATTCCCAAAAGATCCTTGCGGATTTTTTGATCACGGATAGAGAAGCCATCGACAAAATCATTTCGAAAGAGTTGCGGGAAATATCAGGCGGATATAGCAGTAAAACCGTGCAGATTTCTAAAGGTTTTGGAATACAAAAAGATTTTCGGGGGAATCACACTGCGCTAGTAGAGTCCGGTCGAAACGGGATTGAATGCGCGATCTTTGACCAAGCAATAAAACCAAACCGAGGTAACAAAATGAATTTAAAGCGGAAATTTATCAAAATTTTAGGTCGGACCTTTGACGAGATGCCGGAGTTCGAAAAGGAAGATGATAAAAAAGATGACGAGATTATGAAGATGCTTGTGCGGATAAACGCGCGTATCGACAAACTCGAGCGTGAGGAAGACGATGACTTTGACTACGAAGATCGTAGACATCGTGACAAGCGCCACCGTGATGAAAATGAAGATTATGAGTATGAAGATCGTCGACACCGTGATAGGCGTCATCGGGATGAAGATCGTGAGGAAGATGATGAAAGAGCTAGACGTGATCGCCGAAATGAGGAAGGTGATGAAGAATATAGAGACACAGATCTTCATGAGATGATGGAAGATGAGCAAGAAGAAGATATGCCTGTGCAAGATCGTCGAAGGAGTCGGGACTCTCGCCGAACGAGAGATAGCAGAAGAACACGCGATTCCTATCGCATGAAAGATAGCAGAAGAATGCGTGATGATTCTGAAGGTGGGGATGAAATTCTTGAGCGTTTAGAGACAATGGAAGATGCCATTATGCATCTTTTAAAAAAAGTTCATGGAGAGGAAGAGTTCGAAGATAAAGAAGGAGAGGAAGGTTGCTATGATGAAAAAAAAGAAGGTGAAACAGGCTTGACCGTTGATGCCAATACACTTTCGAAAGCGGAAATTTTAGCGCCAGGCATCCATCAGTCTAAAGATATAAAGAGAAAAGCTTTGCAGCATGCATATAAGACAGAAGAAGGTCGCAAAGCGATTAATTCGGTTTTGGATGGAAAAACTTTTGATTCAGCTGATACGTCGCTTCTTTTTAATGCGGCCGCGGAAGTTTTAAAAAGTCAGCGTAGAGATACAGTTAATGCAACCAGATTTTCGTCACCCGCTGTAAATCGCAACGCAATGACCCCACAAGATCTAAACGAGTTGAATGCAAAGAGATGGGAATCGAAATAACTTAATTTAATGAGGAGAGAAACATGACAGCATTTTTATTTCGTGCGGGCGCTGGAACCCCAGGCGACTGCACAAGACCATCGCAGTCCACAATCGAAACGGGTTTTTTATATGCCCCTTTGCTAGATACACCTGTACCAACAAAGTTTGGTGCAATAGTTTTTGCTTATGAAAACCTATCTGGCCAAACGGAATTTGCGATCGCTCAATCGCCAGCTTCAACTCCCGGAGCGGATTTTTACGGAATTTTGGTGAGAATGGCGCCTTCGTCTGCAGGAAGTCTGGATCAGTCTTTTGGGTCTGGCGTACCAAACATAAATAATCCTCAAGGCATCGGTCGCAAAGGATATTTTAACGTCACTGTAAACCCTTCCACTTTCAGCATCCTACGAGGAGAACCTGTAAATATTAGGCTTGTCACGGGCGGCCCTGGAGAAAATATCGGTGATTTAACTCCAGCCTTTATTGTGGGAGAGACGGAAGAATTGCCAGGTGTTGTTTGGGGGATTGATGGTTATGATTCGAACAATGTAACTGAAATTTACATCAAATGATAAATTTATTTAGGAGTTTAAAATGAGTACATTAGCATATTTTGTAAACCAGTTAGATATTTTTGATCAACGTCTGCATGAGCCTCTCTTTAATGTGACCTGGGGTCGAGACATTAAGCTGCGCACCGACGTCAGCATGTTCAACGAGTCGTCTTCTTTCACACGTGCAAGCTTTGGTGCGATAGGATCGCAAACCGCGGTCGGTAAGCCTTGGCTTTCTCAAAACTCGAACACGTTGCCAAACGTTTCGATCGACGGCGAGCGTATTGTTACTCCAGTTCGCCCCCTAGGGCAGGAACTCGTTTATTCTTCCATCGAGCTTGAAAAAAGTGTGAAACTCACACAGCCTATCGATGTGCAAAAATACAATGCACTTTCGATCATGCAGCAGATGTGGACTGATGAACAGGTTTACATCGGTGATGCGAATTTGGGTGTGACAGGTCTTGTAAACTCGCCACTTGTTACAACAGCACCAGCAGGAAGCCCACCATGGGCAAGTGCATCGGCTGATCAAATAATTTTTTCGATAAACGAACTTTTAGATGCGACATACAAAGCTTCTGCATATGCAGTATGCCCTCAAAAAATATTAGTACCGCACCCGCAATTTGCAATTTTAGCTAGTCAAAAAATTGCGGTAGAGTCCGGTAATTATTCTATACTTGAGTACATCAAACGCAGTTCCATTACGCTTGCGATTAATGGAGTTGAACTTGAAGTACAGCCAAGCAAATGGTTGACGGGGATCGGCGTGGGTGGAACCGACAGGATGGTTGCATACACGAACGAGGAACAGCGAGTTCGTTTCCCCATGGTTCCAATGCGTCGTGAGACGCCTTACTACTTAGGAATAAATTTCCATGCACCGTACGTTTGGGCTTTCGGTGAAGTGGAGTTTGTATTTCCTGAGACACTTCAATATCGTGATGGAATCTAAAAGGTAAAATTATGAAGAAAATTAAAATTTCCTTGAACATTCCGACGATTCTCGGTGGCACTTCCTTAAAGAAGGGAGTGCATGAAGTCCTTAAAAAAGATGTGACCGACAATTGGTTTTTTGATGCATTAGTTGCTGGCGAACAGGCAATTGTCTTAGGCGCGATTGACAAAGTTAAAGAAAAAATTGCAGAAAAAATTCCAACTGATCTTTTAAGTATATCAACAGATGAAGATACTAAATGATCGACATCACAGATTTTAGGAATAATTTTCCCGAATTTTCTGACACAGCTAAGTTCACCGATTCGATGATCACGTACTGGTCATCGATCGCTGAATGTGCAACTAGCCAGCAAGTTTTTGGTTGCATGTATACCAATATCATTTATCTTTATACAGCCCATACTTTATCGATCGCGTATAAAAATCTGATTAATCCAACCCCTGGTGAAGGTTTGGGGTTAACTTCCAGCAAAGCTGTGGGATCTGCAAGTATTTCATACGATACACAATCTGTTTCCGAAGTGGGTGGTGGCTATTGGAATGAGACAAGCTACGGCAGAGAATATTTGCGGTTAGTCAGGCTTTTTGGAACCGGTGGGAGACAGGTAAATGGGGGTAACCGTCAGCACAACAGTTTCTGTTGATAAACTGAAAGAGGTTTTAAAAAAAATAAACTCGTTCGAAACATTAGAAGTTCTTGTCGGAATTCCAGGGAATAAAAACAAAAGAAAAAAAGAAAAGAAAGTTAAGATAAAAGAGGAAATAACAAATTCAGAAATCGGTTTTATTAACGAATTTGGTTCTCCAATGCGCCACATTCCACCACGACCTTCTTTAATTCCTGGTGTAAAAAAAATAAGTGCGCAGTTATCGACAATTTTGAAAAAACATTTACAAAAATTTTTGGAAGGTAAATCTCAGATGGAAAGTGGACTAGAAGAAGCTGGTGCAAAAGCGGCTTCTTCAGTTAAAAATATAATCCGCACACAAGAAAATTTCGTACCGCTCAGCGAAAATACCATTTTAAAAAGAAGGAACGAAGGGTTTGAAGGAGAAAGTGCATTAATAAGAACGGGTCAGTTTTATAATTCGATAACGTATGTCGTGAGAAAAAAGTAAATGGCATTGATAGACGTTTCTTTTTTGATGGAAGATATTGACTTCACAGATGAGGTTACTTTAATTCGTCGATCGCAAGTAATTAACAATTTTGGTGAAATGGTCTTGACAGAATTTCCATCCCAGATCACCGCTGTAGTCCAAAGCACAAATCAAGGGCCAAATTCTCTCCTACGATTTAAAGAAGCGTCTTATATCAGCGATTCGATACAAGTTTATTATAAAGGGGAGCTTTTCACCCAAAGTGGACCGACAGGCTATTGTGATGTGATTTTTTGGAGAGGGTATCGATTCCTGGTAAAATTTGTTGAAGAGACTTTTTTAAATTGGGGGCGAGGATTTACGAAAGCTATTTGTTTTTTAGAAGGGACTGAAATCTGATGGCTAATGACAGTTCAACGGGCGGATATTTGCCTCCACAACCACCATTGCCTTTGAATGACACTGATCTTCAACATTTTTTGCATGATGTGATTGTGGGTATTACAAATCTTTCAAACGATCTAGTTCGTCCAGCATGGCAACAGAATCCACCGCCTCTTCCCCCAATCAACACGGATTGGTGTGCATTTTCAATCACTACAGAAACAGCTGACAATGAACCTGCGCAGGTTCAAATCTCGGATTTACTAACTGAAATGCGCACGAACGAATTAATCAATTTGCTTTGCACTTTTTATGGGAATAATGCACAATATTTTTCTACAGCTTTACGGGACGGAATTTATATGAGTCAAAACCGTGAGCCACTTTTACTTGCGGGGATGGGACTGGTTGGTGTTAACGATATTATACATGCTCCTGAGCTTATTAACGATCGGTATTATAATCGCTACGATCTCACAATAGTCATCCGAAGAGAGATGAAAAGGCAATTTCCAATCTTAACTTTTTTAAAAGCAGAAGGGACGATCTCGGCAGACAATGGTGCAATAATTGAACGAGATTTCACAACGAATTGAGGAATAAAAAATGGCCACAGGACTAAATATTTCTAGATTAGTAAGAGTTCAAGTGATTTTATCAGCTCAAGCGGCCGCCAGAAGAAGTTTTGGGATTGGTTTGGCTATTGGATCTTCTAACATAATCAATGTCTTGGAAAGATATAGGTCATACGCAAGCATAGAGGGGGTGGCTCAAGATTTTAACAATTCCACGCCTGAATATGCAGCTGCCATAAAATATTTTAGTCAAACCCCTCAACCAGGAACATTTTATATTGGTAGATGGGCTGAGACTGCTACTAGTGGTCTTTTAATAGGATCGCCGTTAACTCCAGCACAACAAGATATTTTATTGTGGAACTCCATTACAGACGCTTCTTTTTCTTTTGATCTTGATGGTGTGCCCACGGATGTTCTAGCTGTTGATTTCACTGGTACAACCAATTTAAATGCGGTTGCCGCAGCAATCAATCTGGTGATGGTTGGCGCTGTCATTGCGTGGGATGGTTCAAAGTTCACATTGACTAGCGCATCTACAGGTATTACTTCCACTGTTGGTTTTTTAACGACTGCAGGAATAGGTACAGACATATCTCTCATGCTGCGATTAACGGCAGCGACAGCAAGTTCGCAAGTCGCTGGAATCGCGGCGGAATCCCCGCTAGATGCAGTTATAGCTTTGGCAGATATTTCGTCTAGCTGGTATTCGATGGGCTTTGCGGTCTTCACAGCCCTTGCAGATGTAGATGTTTTGGCAGTTGCCGCGTACATCGAAGCTTTAACAATTAGCAGAACATATTGGGTTGGTACACAAGATCCAACCGTGAAACTAGCCTCGTCCACCTCAGACATTGGATCAACATTAAAAGCAGGTGGATATCGCAGAACCTTTTTACAATATAGCGATCCTTTAACACCAGCTGCAAATTTGATGGATTGTTTTTCGGCGATGGCTCGTTTAATTACAACAAACTTTACCGCGAACAATTCCACAATCACTTTGATGTATAAGCAAGAGCCTACAGCTGTTCCAGCCATTTTAACTTCATCGGAAGCTGATGTGCTGCAAGCGAAAAGAGTAAACGTTTTTGCAGCATATGATAATGGCACCGCTATCATACAGTATGGCACGATGTCGGGTGATGTGTATGCTGATGAAATTATTGGGTTAGATTGGTTTCAAGATGCTGTACAGAATGCATGCTATAATGCTCTCTACACTTCCAACACAAAAATTCCTCAGACTGATGCTGGCCAAAACATTTTGGTGAATGCGTGTTCTTCAGTATGTGATGAAGGGGTTAACAACGGGTTGATCGCTGCAGGTACGTGGAACGGCGACGGTTTTGGACAACTTTCAACGGGCGATTATTTACCAATCGGTTTTTACATTTTCTCACCCCCCATGGCGACTCAAGCACAAGCGATTAGAGAACAGAGAATTTCTCAGACAATACAAATCGCGATAAAATTAGCCGGCGCTATCCATGAAGTAGATGTTATCGTAAATGTAAATCGATAAAAGGAGATTAAAAAATGGCAACGTATTCTTTTCAAGATACATCTTTTACGATCACAGGTTTTGGCGGCTCAATAAGTTTGGGTTCTGGTTCTGGTTCTGCTGAAGAAGGTATAACGATCGAGAGTGTTGAAGATAAAAACGTCATGACTATCGGTGCTGATGGTTTCACACAACACTCGCTAGTAGCAAGTCGGGCTGCAACGATAACAGTGAGAATTTTGAAGACATCACCAGTTAACGCCACGCTTCAACAAATGTATAACTTGCAAACTGCATCTGCACTAACGCATGGTAAAAATGTAATTACTGGAAGAGACACTGCACGTGGTGACTTTATCATTCTAACTAAAGTAGCTTTTGCCAAAGAATGTCCCATAACGTACGCGAAGGAAGCAGGAAGTAATGAATGGATTTTCCATTGTGGTGAAAAAATACAGGTTCTTGGTCAGGGCGATCCTGAGATATAAAAATGGAAATCAAAATAAAAGACACAACTTATAAAATTGAGATGATCTCAGTTCGAGATCAATTTCATTTGATGAGAAAATTAACACCTGCAGCTACAGCAATCATCCCACTTTTTCAGAATAGCGATGATTTATTAAATTCCGAATTTGATGCGCTCTCACCATTCGCAAACATAATTTCCTCCATGTCCGAATCAGATTCGGACTATTGTCTTTTTTCTCTTTTGCGATGTATTAGTAAAAAAGAAAAGAACGGGCTTGGTTTTAGTCCTATCGCATCGAAAGATAGCTGTGTAATGCATCATCAAGACATAAAGTTATTAGACATGATGAAATTAGCTTTCGAGTCTTTAAAATTTAATTTCAAAGATTTTTTTTTAGATCTCCAGTCGAATTTTCCCGAAAAGAAATAACGACAAATATAAAGCTGGTTTCTTTACCTAATGATGAAGACTGGTTGATGAGGCCTATAATAAAGGGTCTATGTCGCTATGAAAGTTTGATCGATGGAAAACTATCACTCGCTGATTTTGCTTTGATGAATGACGCGCTTGATGTTATGGAGGAGAACGAGCGAAGATATTCCGAGGTGAAAAATGGCTGAAACAATAAAAGAATTTCTAGTCTCCCTTGGGTTTAGAACAGACGCGGCAGGTCTAAACAAATTTAAATCCGATATTCAAAATGCAACTAAAGCTGTTCTGAAAATTGGTGCAGCTTTAGTTGCTGTCAAAGCGATCACAACAGGATTTGTAGCCAGTGTCGCAAGCAATTTCAACAGACTTCATGATCTATCAAAACAAATCAATGTACCCATAAAAACTATTCAAGAATTTGGATATATTGCATCTCTGACAGGAAGTAGTGTTGATGCAGCAAATTCATCTTTACACAATTTAAGTCGAATCCTTGGTGAAGCGTCCGTAGGTCTTGGACGGGGAGCGGCAACTTTCAAAGCCTTAGGTCTAAGTGCAAAGAAACAGAATGGAGACTTGAAAACAACAGAAGAAATTTTGGGGGAAATTGGTAAAAGAATAAAAAATGTTTCTGCCAGCGAAAAAAACGCCATACTTTCACGACTAGGGATTGATTCTAGTTTGGCAGCATCATTAACTCATGACGTGAGCGAAATACGAAACGAATTTAATCGGTTATATTCTGATGTTGGGTTAAATTCGGAAGCTGCCGGTAAATCTTCAGCAGAGTTTATTGATTCAATCCACAAATTGTCATTTGTTTTTAACACATTAAAACAATCTATCGCACTACAATTTATTCCTGAATTGAAGGAAGGAATAGAGACACTGCGAAAATTGATGATCGAAAATTCAAAAAAAATAATTCAAACAATAACTCCTATTTTAAAAATATTGCTTACTTTGACGGAAGCTTTTTTCACATTAGCAAAAAGAGTTATTGAGTGGTCAAAAAATTTAATTGACATTTTTCAAAAAATTAATGAGGCAACAAGTGGATGGGCTGGGTATATTCTTGCGGCCGTTGCTGCATGGAAAATCCTGAACGCAGTTTTTCTTGCATCACCCGTAGGTCGTTTAATCTTACTTGGGTTAGTACTAGCGCTATTGATCGATGATTTTCAAGGTTACAATGAAGGGTTGAAATCCGCAATCAACTGGGGTTGGGGTTTTAATAAGGTTTTGTTAGCGTTGGGAATTTCTATTGTCGCATTTCGTGTTGGAATTCTCGCGGCAGCAGCGGCGGTTGCCACATTTAAATCAGCCATTGTTTTAGCAACCAGAGCAATGGCAGCTTTTCGCATAGTGATGTTACTTGCAAATCCAATTGGTCTTTGGGTAGCAGCCGTTGCCGCCTTATCAACCGCAGCTTATTTTCTTATAAAAAATTGGCAAAAAGTAAAAGATTGGTTCGCACCATTTTTTACATGGATGACTGCAGGTTTTCAAAAATTGGGTGATGTAATAAGTAGGGTTGTAGACAATGTAAAGATAAAATTCGATGTAGATGACACAGGTGCAGCAAAGATTTCCAGGGATGCTTTTGCCGGATCAACAAGAAGATTGACTAGCTTCGGAAGCACACCTTTGCTGCAAGGTGGATCTTCATCCTCTGTAAATCAATCTGTGAATCAAGATGTAAAAATAACTGTTAACGGTTCTAATTCGCCCCAAGAGACAGCGAAGGCCATTTACAAAGAACAAAGCAGATTAAATGCAGATTTGACAAGGAATTTTGCGGGAGCTGTTAGATGAGCATATTCAACCTCCCTTACGTAACTTTTACACCTAAAAGATCTATAGGGTCTTTTACTGCCCAGTTGACCGTTGAGGAAGTGTCGACAGACGATTTAGAAATTACGGATCACCCCGTGCAAGAAGGTGCTTCAATAACGGATCATTGTTTTGTTAGGCCCCCGGAACTTTTAATACAAGCATCTTTCGCGCCCGATTTTACAAGCAGTTTGGATGAAATTTATCAAAATTTATTGGATTTACAAGCGAGTCGACAACCGTTTGCTGTAACAACGGGGAAACGTTCATATAGCAATATGCTAATGCAATCCTTAAAAGTCGACACAGATAAAAAAACAGAAAATGTCTTAAGTATAAGCGTGCGGCTAAGACAAATCAGATTGGTGCAGCTGGAAGTCACAACGACATCAGTGGCACCAAAGAGTCAGCAAAAAAATCCTAATGAGACGGGGTCGATTGATAACGCGGGGCAAAAATCAGCGTTGCCGGCAACTCAAGAGCAGAAAAAAACAACCCTAGGGATCTTAACTTCAATTAGATAAGGTGTAGAATGGCGACTCAAGTTTTTAGAATACCACTAACAAACACTTCTCAAAAATTCAACATTTCATTGAGCGGTAAATCGTTGACATTTATCACTCGGTGGAACCAGTTTATGCCAGCATGGGAGTTAGGGTTTCAAGATCCAAGTACTCAACAGTCGGTTTATACCTTTGTTCCTTTAGTAACAGGTACAGATCTAATTTCTCAGTTCAAATACAATAATATTTTGCCAGGATCTTTATTGTGTTTCACAGATGGAAATGCTGATGATATCCCAACACAAGACAATCTAGGCACAAACTCAAATCTTTATTATGTGACGGAAACTTAAAATATGTCCAACGATTCACAATATTTGAGATATTGCAGTTTGATTGTTCAGAATTCCGAAGGAAATGGCCTTGATCTGTCTGCATTACGGGTAGTTTTTAATGTCAAAAAAACCAGTGATCAAACGCCGAATTCATTAATCACTCGCGTTTACAATCTAAGCGATGCAACACAAAAGCAAATCCAAAACGAATTTACATCGATTGTGTTACAAGGTGGATATAAAAGCAATTTTGGTGTGATTTTTAGTGGCAACATCAAGGATATAAAATTCGGAAAAGAAAATGCCACAGATAAATACATAGAAATTTTTGCGGGTGATGGAGATGAGGCATATAATTTCGCTGTGGTAAATAAGACACTTTCGAGTGGTTCGACCATAAGAGATCAAATCAATACGACAATTTCCTCTATGACAGGATTAGGTGTTGAGCCCGGATACATTGAAGATCCAGTAGATGTATCACTTCCACGGGGAAAAGTTTTATTTGGCATGAGCCGAGATTATTTGAGACAGAGTGCGTTGACGAGTGAATCTACATGGAGCGTGCAAGATAAAAAAGTGCAGTTTCTAAAAAGGACATCTTTACTTCCATCGCAAGCGGTGGTTTTAAATAGTCGAACGGGATTGATTGGATTGCCAATACAAACTAATGCGGGGGTAGAAGCAACATCTTTGTTAAACCCTCTACTAATAATCAATGCAAAAATATCACTTGATGAGGGTTTGATTTCAGGATCTACATCTGAGGATCCTGACAAACAACCATTGCCACTAGCTTCAGATGGAATATACAGAATAATCTCGCTATCGTATGTGGGAGACACTTTTGGGCTGGAGTGGTACACAAAGATGGTTTGTCTCGCTGTAGATGAAAGTGCAAAAGATGGGGAAAAGGTGTCGAGCTCATGAGAAGAGAAGAACGATTGGATGATCAAGAGTTGGGTCTTAGGGAGGCTCTAGAGACCCAGCAAGCGAAGATGTGGACGGCACTGCCAGCCCTTGTTGTAGACGTTGATCTAGATGCGCAGACGCTTTCGGCACAGCCTGCCATCCAAGCTGTCGTTAGGGATAAGGACAACAACACATCAAATATCACTCTGCCGATTTTAATCAACGTGCCGATTATCTTCCCACGCGGTGGCGGATTTGCATTAACATTGCCTGTACAAGCTGATGATGAAGTCTTGATTGTCTTTTCATCACGCTGCATTGATTCATGGTGGCAGTCTGGTGGGGTGGGTGTTCAAGTTGAACAGCGCTTGCACGATCTTTCTGACGGCTTTGCAATTTTAGCGCCCACCAGTCAGCCAAAAAAGCTAACCGGTGTGAGTTCCGATTCTGTTCAGATTAGAAATGAGTCGGGCGATTCTTTTATAGAAATAGATTCAACAGGAAAAATAAGACTTATTTCAACATCTTCGGTTGAAATTAATTCTCCTGAGATTTTGTTGCAAGGCCCCACCTCGGTCACCGGAGGTTTAAAAATCGACGGGATAATTTTTGCAAACCACGTGCATGGTGGTATAGTTCCAGGCTCAGGTTTCACACTTCCACCCTCCTAGAGACACTTATGCGATATCGAAAGCTAGACGAAGATGGCGATATGTCTTTTGGAAATGGTTTGATCGATTTCTACATAGACACGCCAGAGGCGGTTGCGCAATCGATTTTGACACGGTTAAGATTATGGGTGGGGGAGTGGTTCCTTGATGAGACAGAAGGAACACCTTACTCACAAGCTGTTCTGGGTGTGGGAAAAAGAGCGACCATAGAGCCTGCAATCAGGACAAGAATAATTGCAACCCCCGGTGTCACAGAAATTATTTCTTTGGAAGTAATAATTGATGAAAATCGCAGAACAGCAAACATAATCGGTGAAGTAGATACAATTTTTGGAACATCAACGTTAACGGGTATAATCTAATGTCAATATCAAATCTTTTTTTTATTGATTCCACCGGAATAAATTATCCCGATTACCCTACTCTTTTAGCTCAGATACAAAGTCAATTGAGGGACATCTTTGGAAATGACATTAATTTAGATGCAGATTCTCAGGATGGTGAAAGTACAGCGATAATAACTTCCGCGATTTATGACACCATGCAAGTGGCCGTCATGACTTATAACGCATATTCTTCGCAGTTTGCATTATCAGATGCTCTCGATAGAAATGTAAAAATTAATGGAATTAAAAGGCATAGTGGTAATTTTTCACAAGTAAATCTAACGATTATAGGTGGTGCAGGCACTACTATCATCAATGGTATCGCCCAAGATATTTTGGGACAAAAATGGCTTCTGCCGGCCATCGTTACCATCCCTATCACCGGAGACATTGTAGCCACAGCTTTTGCTCAAGTAGAAGGTGATATAAGATCGGCGGCCGGAACGATCACTAAGATTGCGACACCCACAAATGGGTGGCAATCTGTAAATAATGTTCTCGACTCGATACCGGGAAACAATGTCGAATCGGATGCACATTTACGTGCTCGTCAAACAATATCTACGATGATTCCTAACTTAACCGTTTTGGATGGAATAGCTGGAGGCTTAGCATCTTTAGATTCCGTGAAGAGGGTTAAAGTTTATCAAAATGATACGAATGTAACGGATTCTTTAGGATTACCCCCTCACTCGATTTCATGTGTTGTTGATGGTGGAGATACACAGCAGATTGGAGATACGATCGCGCAGAAGAAATCGCCAGGAGTTTCTACATATGGAGATATCCCTGTCACGACGACCGATTCTCGCGGTGTAATCACGATCGTGAACTTTTTTGAGCCTGAGTTGGTTGAGATTGATGTGCAAGTAAATATCACAGCACTCCCGGGTTTTTTAGCTTCTACGACCACATCTATACAGAATGCGGTCGCCGCCTATATAAACGGTTTGGATATTGGCGAATCTGTTTACAATTCAAAATTGTGCGCGCCGGCAAATCTTTATAATGATCTAGAGGGGACAACATATAATAGCACTTCCATTTTGGCGAGAATTCCACCTAATCCTTTTAGCACTGCGGATATTCTCTTAAGTTTCAAGCAAAGCGCCACTTGTGACCCGGCAAATGTGCAGGTGATTGTCACATGACGACGGAAAGATATCTTTCTCGGATAGCTAGTCAACATATAGATAAGCCCAAATTCACGGCATTTGTTGATTTATATGCTTCCGCATGCGTTGACATTCAAAGCGTGTTATTCTCTTTGATAACGGAATTTGATCTCGATTTTGCTATAGGAAAGCAGCTCGATACTGTCGGAGAATGGATCGGCCAGTCGAGAGCGGTGTCGATTCTTGTTGAACAGATTTACTTCACTTGGGACCTAAGCGTCCCCAAAGGGTGGGATAATGGCGTTTGGAGAGGAATTGGGGACCCAGATAATGAACAGGTCATTCTCGATGATGACACTTATCGAAGACTTTTAAAGTCAAAAGTGCTATCAAATATTTGGAAGGGAGATATGGCTAGCATCTATGCGATTTTTGATGCTTTTGTCACCCCAACAACCCCGATTTACGTCTTGGATAATCAGGACATGTCGATGACCGTGCAACTCATGGAAGGAAGCATGGGCGTGCTTGACCTGAAAATAATTACTTCAGGTTTAATTTTGGTGAAACCGGCGGGAGTGCGCATTAATTACGATGTTATTCCCATACCACCTTCTCCACAGCTTGTGTCAGAAAACGACATTGATCTTGTGTCAGAGAATGATATTCTTCTACTAGCAAGTCCATAGGAACTAAAATGGCCGCAAATACGATCTTAAATTTTTGTGAAACGAATACTGGCACGAACCTATTAACCGATGCCGAATATTTAGCGACTACAGATCGTACGCAGGGCAATACAGCGTTCACCATCGCACAAAGCAAACTCGTTAACAAAAGTGTTAAACAATCAGCGGCAGTGGCCAGCGGCTTTGCACAGTTTATCGCTGATAATCAGCCTGTGGATGTGTCTGACACTCTTTTAACTGCTGATATGAACACGGCCACGGTTTATGCCTTATCGAATTTTCGTCGACAAAATATCGCTATAAATTTCACCTCGACTGGAACTGGAAATAATCTGGTAATAACAACATCCCCTTTATATCCCACACTAATTGCAGGCACTGAACTCCAAGTAACTGCAAATGCGACGAACACCGGGCCTGTTACAATTCAAATAGATGGTGGTCTTGCACAAGATGTTGTCTTACAAACAATCAGTGGATTTCAAGCATTAAGAGCTCGTGAAATAACTGCGGCGGGAATTTATAGCCTAATATTTGATGGGGTGCGATGGATAATACAAAATCCCACCTTAAGAACAACGAATTTTATTGGCGCTTCTGTTTCACGCGGTCCTACAAATATCCCGGCGGGTATTACAACAAAAATCCCATTTACAACTGTTAACTATGATCCTTTTTCAATTGTAGATTTGGCAAATTCGCAGTTTATCATTCCATTTTCAGGATTTTATCGAATAACTGTAATCCCAACTTTAATCATGTCTGGTGCTTTTATATCGAATTGTAATTTTATATTAACCTGGGCTTTGAATAATGTTATCCAAAACAGGCTCGTTCAGACTTATCTAAATAGCACTCAAGCCAGCACTGCTGACACTGTTTTGAATGGCTCCATAACAGCTTTTTTAACTGCATCTCAAGCGGTGTCTTTCTTCGGAACTTTTACTGTAATTTCGACCGGTTTAACCGCTTTTACAGGCCAAATTGAATATTTAGGAGCTTAAAGATGATAGGAACAAGCAATATAATTTTTAGAGACGGACTATTTCGCTTGCCAGTGAGTATGTCTGTCGGAGGTGTGGTATCACAAAACATTTCCTGTAACAATTTGGAAGACCCCACGTTGCCACCAGGACAACAAACACGCGGCAGTTTAACGCCCGGAGCTTTGGTTTTTTCTAGCGCGTGGGTAACTTCCGATATTGTTTTTACAGGATATCTAGACGACACTTTTACGAATGGATTTTCACTAAGTACGGGTGGTGCGACAAACGGACCCTTCACGATATCGGCATGCGCCG